TCCGACGCCGACGTGGCCTATGACACCGCGTGCGACAACCAGGTCACGTATGGCGAAGGCTATATCCGCATCCTGACGGAATACGCCCGTGAGGACAGCTTCGATCAGGATTTGCGCATCGGCCGCGTGCGCAACTCGTTCAGCGTCTACATGGACCCCATGATCCAGGACCCGACCGGGGCCGACGCGCAGTGGTGCTTCGTCACGGAGGACGTGCTAAAGGCCGACTACGAGCGCATGTTCCCGGACGCAGCCCCCGTGTCGTCGATCATGACCCGCGGCATCGGCGACCAATCCTTAAGCATGTGGATCAGCGAGAACACGATCCGCATTGCGGAATACTTCTACATCGACCACAAGAAGGACACGCTGCACCTCTACCCCGGCAACGTCACGGCCTTCAAGAACACGCCGCAGGACAAGCAACTGGCGGCGATGTTCGGCAAGCCTGTCCGCACCCGTCAGGTGGACCGCAAGCGCGTCATGTGGATGAAGACCAACGGCTACGAAGTGCTGGACGAGCGCGAGTGGCCGGGCAAGTGGATACCCGTTGTCCGCGTCATCGGCAACGAGTTTGAGGTGGACGGCCGGCTCTACGTGTCGGGCCTTGTGCGCAACGCCAAGGACGCCCAGCGCATGTACAACTACTGGGTGAGCCAAGAGGCCGAAATGCTGGCTTTGGCACCCAAGGCACCCTTCATTGGCTATGGCGGCCAGTTTGAAGGCTACGAGATGCAGTGGAAAACGGCCAATACGAACAACTGGCCGTACCTTGAGGTGAACCCGGACGTGACGGACGGCGCGGGCAACGTCCTGCCGCTGCCGCAGCGCGCCCAGCCGCCGCTGGCACAGACGGGCCTTATTCAGGCCAAGATGGGCGCGGCCGAGGACATCAAGGCTACCACGGGCCAGTACAACGCCCGCCTTGGGCAGCAGGGCAACGAGCGGTCTGGCCGCGCCATCCTCGCCCGTGTGCAGGAGGGCGACACCGGCACGTACCACTTCGTGGACAATCTTGGCCGGGCCATCCGCCACGTCACGCGGCAGCTTGTGGACTTGATCCCGAAGATTTACGACACCGAGCGCATCGCACGCATCATTGGCGTGGACGGCGAGGTCGGCATGGCGAAGATCAACCCCATGCAGCAGGAGCCGGTCAAGGAAATCCGTGACCAGATGGGCAACGTGATCGAGAAGATTTACAACCCGTCTGTCGGCACCTACGACGTCATCATCACGACCGGCCCAAGCTACCTGACGAAGCGCCAGGAGGCCGTCGAGGCCATGGCCAACATTCTCCAGACCAGCCCGCAGTTGTGGCAGGTGGCAGGCGACCTGTTCATCAAGAACATGGATTGGCCGGGTGCGCAGGAGATGGCGGCCCGCTTCAAGAAGATCATCGACCCGAAGGTGCTGGCGGAAGACGACAAGCCGCCGGAACTTCAGGCCGCCGAGCAGATGATCGAAGCCCTGACGCAGCAGTTGAACCAGACCATGGGCATGGTGGAGAACATCCAGAACTCCATGGAAGCGCAGGAACTGAAGATCAAGGCGTATGACGCTGAAACCAAGCGCATCAGCGCCATGCAGGCGGCCATGACGCCTGAGCAGGTGCAGGACATCGTCATGGGTACGATTGCAGCCGCGGTCGAGACGGGCGACATCTCACCCGGCCGTCCGATGATGCCGCAGATGGAAGCCGAACGCGGCGCCCCGCAGATGCAGGAGGCACCCATGGCGCCGCAGATGACTGAAGGGGCACCGATATGAGCAATTGCGACAAGTTTCTGGGTATGCTGTTTCTGGCCCGTGATGTGACGCACTCCGTGCATCTCAACACGCGGTCCTTTGCGAAGCATCAGGCCCTTGGCGGTTTCTACGACGAAATCATTGATCTGGCTGACAAATTTGCCGAAATGTATCAGGGCAAGTACGGCCTGATCGGTCCGATTGCGCTCATGTCGGCCAAGAAGACGAACAATGTCGTCGAGTTTCTGGAAGACCAGGCGGCCGAGATCGAACGTATCCGCTATGACGTCGTTGACCGCGAATGCACCCCGCTCCAGAATGTCATCGACGAAATTGTCGGTTTGTACTATACAACCCTGTATAAACTCAAATTCCTTGCGTAAGGACTGATCCATGGGCCTCAAAACCACCACCGTATGCCTCGGCTATCAGCAGATTACGCCGAACTCTGCGACCAGCCTTACCGTTCCCGCTGTTGCGCCTGACGGCTCCAAGCAGCAGGCAACCTTTGCCATTATCACGCCGGAAATCCAGAACGTCCGCTGGCGAGACGACGGCACGGACCCGACGGCCTCGGTCGGTATGCCGATCTACGTGGGCACGTCGCTGCTCTATGATGGCGACCTGACCAAAATCCGCTTCATCAACGTCGTGTCCGGCGGCAAAGTCAATGTGAGCTACTACGCATGATGAACGTCACGGGGGTTCCGCTCAACATTGCCGGCGCCGCCTCTGCGGCCGGGTACATCATCACCGCCGACGCAATCCTCACGGAAAGCGGAACAACCCGCACGCTGTCTGCCGTTGATAACGGCAAGATCATCTACTGCACCAGCGGATCGGCTGTCACCATCACCTGCGCCGCGGGGCTTGGGGCGGGCTTCTCCTGCACCATCATTCAGGGCGGGGCGGGCAAGGTCACGGTAGCGGCAGGCGGCCAGACGCTGGTGTCCTACTCCAGCCTGTTCAGCACCATGGGCCAGTACGCAGTCATTTCTCTTATCTGCCCGGTTGCCAACACGTTCGTGGCGGCCGGTAATTTGGGGGTTTAAGAAATGGCATCATATTCTATTTCCCCCATTTGGGGCGCCGGCGCTCAGTTTTTTAACGACGCTGGTGTGCCTTTGTCTGGTGGTAAGATTTTTGTGTACTATGCAGGCACCACTACACCTGCAACAACTTATACTGGCCCAACTGGCGCTATCCCAAACACCAACCCCATAATCATACCTTCATCTGGCCGTCTTACAACGCAAATTTGGTTTTCGGTCGGATCGTCATACAAGTTTGTGCTAAAAAACGCTAACGACGTTCTTTTAGCAACTTATGATAATATCCCATCTTTACCTCAACCGACTATTTCTAATGATGCAAGTGCAATCAGCTATAACACTGATTACCTTGTGTCCGCCGGCGGTTTTATTCCTGGGCAAACATACCAAATCGCAACCGTAGGGTCTACGGATTTTATATCCATCGGCGCTTCTGCTAATTTGACAGGCGTTATATTTACCGCTACCGGCGCGGGGAGCGGTTCTGGAAATGCCTATTATATTCGCACTGTAGAAGACCGTTTGCGCGATATTGTTAATATCAAGGATTTTGGCGCTGTCGGCGACGGTGTAGCTGATGATACGGCGGCTATTCAGGCTGCAATAACTGCTACTAATGCGTCTGGCCAATGGCTTAACTGGAATAAAGGTACGTATCGTATCACAAGCGCCTTGACTGCCACTTTATCAAAAATGCAGTGGACATCTGAAGGTGCGGTTATTTTTATAGATACGCCTAGTGATGTTCTTCGCGGCGTAAATATTACCTTATCCGACACGACGGAGCATCAACTGCTTGGCGCAGGGTTTGAGGTGAACGCCAACGGTAAATGTCACGGCGCGCTGCGTTTTATTCAGCCGCTTGGTACTCAAACTGCTTCGATCTATCTTGAGAAAGTCGGCGCCCGTAACGTACAGATGCAAGTCGGCGCCGGGGTTGGTAGCTCCGGTTTGGATGTGCGCGGCGGATTTAAGCAGGCAAAACTCGTAGATTGCTACGCACATAACATCATGATGCGCACCGGCGCGGGCGTGCTTGGCAGCAATGGTATAACAGGCATAATTCTTCAAAACAATTTTGGTACGACCGGCGCATATATCAAGAACATGATCTTGGTGCGCCCCACAGTAAGCCGTGTTTACAGCCAAGACATTACATACCAATACGATATGGACGGCATAGGTTTGTTTGCAAACCCAATAGATAACACTTTTGGCCCTGCCTACGCTGAAGTTACGTCTTCTGACATTTCCGGGTGTTGGGGCCGCGACATAAAGTTGCAAGTTGCAGCGGCCAAAATTGATGCTCCTAACTCTGTAATTAATGACGGGCCGACAGGCGGGATTATAAATCCGGCGTATGATTTTCAGACAGGACCCGGCCTGTTAATTGGAGGTCAATATACTGTCGATGGTGTCAGCCATCCAGCCGGTATAGTTTCTTTTCAAATCGGTACAGATGGCATACCAACATCTTCGCGGTGGGACGGCGGGTCTGTTGACGTAATTAATGGCGGTAGTCTTGGGTATGTAGTCGCTACTGATGCTATTAGTGTCGTCACAAAATTTGTTGTCTCTGTTTCAAACGTGAATGTTAAAGGAGCAGTTACAAATTTTGCATCTCAAAGAACCAACGGTTTCGACATTCACACGTTAAAACTTGATGGTATTGTATGCGAGACAATTACGGATACGTTGGTAAATGTATTTGCTGGCGGCGGTGGTACTGGTCCTTATCGCGGACGCGTTTTTGTAAAGAACTGCATAAATCTCGGTGCGACTGTTCCTACAGTACGTTGTAATACGTCTGGCAATGTTGCTGGTGCATTGTTGGACGATATTGGCGGTATTGGATTTGGCCCAGAGAACACCGCATATTTTTCTAGCGCAACGACTTTGTCGGGGCTGTCAATTAACGACGCATCAAATTTTCCTATACCATTAAACGGCACGTCTAATAGTGGTACAGAAAAACTGTATGCTTTTGAGTTAAATTCTAACGCAGAAATTACACTCCCTTCGCATGGATATAATGCTAACTATCTTGCTCAAATAGTAATAGGTGTCAGCAGAACTGGATTTGCTATTCTTTCTGTAGATACAAGTGGTATTGTTTCAATAAATGTCGGCGCGGGGGCAAATATCGGAACTACATCAGACCCCGGTTCTGGTGACCTTCGTGTGTGGCGAAGCACAGGGACAAACCAGCTTGTCGTAAAAAATGGCACTGCTTCCAACCGTATTTTTTTGGTGAAGTTCTTTGGATAAGGGTCAATAATGATCACGCCGTCCTTTTCCTTGACTGCTACAGAACGGGTTCTTCCGCGTCTTGCGTTGGATTTTACCACTGCCGTGCTAGATCCCCGCATCACCATTACGCGCGCGCTGAATACGGCGACAGTTACCAACGCAAACGGCTCTATTTCAATTGTTAACGCTGATTTACCTCGTTTCGATTACGCAAATGGCGTTTGCAGAGGTTTACTGATTGAAGAAACGCGGGCAAATTTGCTTATCAACTCTATCTGGGGCGGCGCGGTTGCTGGCGCACCTGGAACCCCGCCTACAAGCTGGATTAACGTATTTACTACCGGAACAATAGCTACAGTTGCTCCCTCAACCTATGCAGCGGGCAACGCACTCACTTTTACTTGCGCAGCGCAGCGTAGAGTTATTTATCAAAGACCGTCTGTTTTAGCAAACACTAGCTATACTGTAAGTTTTGATATCGTAACCACGACTGCTGACGTTCAAGTTAATAGTGTAGTTGACTATCGTAGTATGCCTACTGGTGCAACAATTACAGGCTTTACTTTAAATGGTGTTTCTGTAGCTGGGAACACAAATATGCCGATTGGAACGCATAAAGTAACAGCTACAGCATCAATTTCGTCTACGGCTGGTACTGTAGACATTTTTATCGGTTTAGGTACTCAAGCAAATATTACATCAAGTATTACCATATCAAACATTCAGTTTGAAGCCGGCGCCTTCGCCACTAGCTACATTCCGACGACGACCACAAGCCTGACGCGAAACGCTGACGTCGCGTCTATGACGAGCACAGATTTTTCTTCTTGGTGGCAAGCAACGACCGGCGCCGTGGCTATTCGTGCGCAACAAAAAGTAGTTACCGGCGTTAGACCGTGGCTTCAGTTTGACGATACGACGGCAGATAACATTATCGCTTTCCGCGGTAATACGACCAATCCTGAATTATATATTAAGGCGACTACAGATCAAGCGCAGATTGACGCCGGTACCATAGCCGCAAACACTAGCTATACGCTAGCCGGGGCATGGAACACCAATGATTGCGCTGCGGCTATTGCTGCTGGCACCCCAGTTACGGACACTAGCGCCACAATTCCTACGGTAACACAAGCACGTATTGGAAGTAACGGCACTGATTACATAAACGGTTGGGTATCTACCGTTCGGTATTGGCCGCAACGAATTACTAACGCTGAAGTTCAGGCGTTCTCTAAACTGTAGACTACCGTAACAGAATGTGTTACGAATAGCCTAACCCTACTGGCAGGGTACGCCAGGAACCGAAAGGTGACGTGAATGAACGAGAACGAACTAGCGGGTGCGCCCGCGCCGGAACAGGCTCCCACGGCTGAACCTGTTGCCGCTACAGATAATTCTTCGCCGGAACCGACGCCTACGGAGGCGCCCAAGACCTTCACTCAGGAAGAGTTGGACGCAATCGTCGGCAAACGTCTCGCAAGAGAGCAACGGAAATGGGAGCGTGAGCAGGCGCAAAAGCTTAAGGCCCAGCCTCCGGCACCGCCGCCGGAACCGCTGAAGCCCGACAATTTCGCTGATGCGCAAGCCTATGCCGACGCCCTCGCTGAACGCAAAGCCGCAGAACTGCTGGCCCAGCGTGAAGCAGAAGCCGAACGCATGGCAATGCTTGACGCCTATCAGGACCGTGAAGAGGAAGCCCGCGGCAAGTACGACGACTTTGAACAGGTCGCCTACAACCCCAAGCTACCCGTCACGGAAACGATGGCGCAGACCATTCAGGCTTCAGAGATCGGTCCCGACGTCATTTACTGGCTCGGGTCGAACCCCAAGGAAGCCGAACGGATTGCGCGTCTTAACCCGCTCTTGCAGGCACGGGAAATCGGTAAGATTGAAGCCAAGCTGGCATCCAATCCACCGGCCAAAAAGACCTCAACCGCCCCGGCGCCGATTGCCCCGGTCACAGCCCGTACCACCTCCGGTACGACCGCGTATGATACGACCGACCCGCGTTCTGTGAGGAACATGTCAACGTCGGAATGGATCGAAGCGGAACGGCTGCGCCAGATCAAGAAGTACGAGGCACAACGTAGACGCTAGTCCATAGGACATAGACATCATGGCAAATAGCCTTCTTACTATCGACATGATCACCCGCAAGGCTCTCGAAATTCTCGAGAACAACCTGGTGATCACCCGCAACGTCAACCGCCAGTACGACGACAGCTTCGCCGTCGAAGGCGCCAAGATCGGCTCCACCCTCCGTATCCGTCTGCCCGACCGGGCGCTGGTGACGGACGGTGCCGCCCTTCAGGTGCAGGACGACAACGAGCAGTTCACGACCCTCACGGTTGCTTCGCAGAAGCACATCGGCGTGAACTTCACGTCTGCCGAACTGACCATGCAGCTTGACGACTTCGCCGACCGTGTTCTCAAGCCGCGTATTTCGCAGCTTGCGTCCTCCATCGACGCCGACGTCGCCAACGCCTACAAGTCTATCTACTCGTCCGTCGGCACGCCCGGCACGACCCCGGCCACTTCGCTCGTCCTGCTTCAGGGCCAGCAGAAGCTGAACGAGTTCGCCGCCATGATGCCGAACCGCTACGCGACCGTTAACCCGGCCGCCAACGCGGGTCTGGTCGAAGGCATGAAGGGCCTCTTCAACCCCGTTGACACGATCTCCCGTCAGTTCAAGAACGGCCTGATGGGTGAAGGTGTGCTGGGCTACGAAGAGATCAACATGTCTCAGTCGATCCAGCAGTTCACGACTGGTTCGCGTTCCGGCACCATCACGGTTGACGGCACGATGTCGGTGGAAGGCACCTCGAAGATCACGCTAAACGGCACCACGGGTCACACCGTCGCCGTCGGCGACGTCTTCACGATTGCCAACGTGTATGCGGTCAACCCGCAGACCCGTCAGTCCACTGGTTCGCTCCAGCAGTTTGTTGTCACTGCGGCCAACACCGCGGCGGCTAACAAGTTCACGGACGTGAACATCAGCCCGGCGATCTACACCTCGTCGAACGCTCTGGCCACTGTGAACAGCTTCCCGCAGAACCTGGCGGCAGTCACGTTCCTCGGCGCGGCCTCCACGACCTACCCGCAGAACCTGATCTACCACAAGGACGCCATCTCGTTCGCCACGGCCGACCTGCTGCTGCCGAACGGTGTGGACATGGCTTCGCGCCAGGTTCACAACGGCATCTCCATGCGCGTTGTCCGTCAGTACGACATCAACAACGACCGTATGCCGTGCCGTATCGACGTCCTCTATGGCTACTCCGTGATCCGCGCGCCCATGGCGTGCCGTCTCTGGGGTTAACAGGTTAGAAAGAAAGGAATAATCACATGGCACTTCCTTCTGTTGGCGGTGGCTATCAGTTTAATGATGGCAACCTTAACGAGGTCAAAATTTCGGTCGCCGCGGCTCCCGCCACGGCAACTGACAGCGCGACCCTGACCGTGGCCCAGTTGACCAACGGCATCATCATCGGCACCCCGACGACCACGGCTGCTTACACGCTGCCGCTGGCCTCGGACGTTGACGCTGCCCTGAGCAACGCCAAGGTCGGCTCGACCTTCGACTTCCGCGTCATCAACACGACCACGGCTGGCGTCATCACCATGACGACCAACACGGGTTGGTCGATTGGCTCGGGTGGCTCGCAGGGTCTGATGACCATTGCGGCCACGGCTGGTACGGTGCGTTCCTTCCGCGCCCGCAAGACTGGCGACAATGCGTGGGCGCTGTACGCCATCTCGTAAGCAACGCGGCGGGCGGCGCCATGCCGCCCGCCTAACCTCACAAGGAGATCAACATGCCTAACACAAAGCCTGTTGGCGTTGCTTTTGCCGATCCTGAACTGGTGTCCGGTACGACGATTACCGACGCGGCCATTTCGGGCGGTACGATTGCGGGCGCCACAATTACCAACGCAACCATTAGTTCTGGAACGGCCGCCGTTTCTTCGCTGAGCCTCAACGTTGCCAAGCCCGCCGCAGCCGGTAGCACCCGCGCTGATGCGACCGCTCTGACGGCGTCGTTTAGCTGGGTTACGGGCGCGGACGCTACCAAGGGTGTCGTTCTTCCGGCGCCTACGGCTGGCCGCGTCATTGCCATTAAGAACGATGACACGGCGAATGCCGTGCTCAAAGTGTATGCGCCTGGTTCCGCTCAGATTAACAGCGTTGCCGGGTCTACCGCGTTTAGCATGGCGGCCAAGACGGCGTGCTTTTTCGTCGCGTATGACGCCACGGACTGGTTCTCCATTCCGCTGGTGGCTTCGTAATAAAACAGGCGGCCTGCGGGCCGCCTGAACTTCACAAGGATGGACAATGGCCGAAATCTACCTCATGCACCCCAAGCACGGCGTCAAGATTGCCACCATGGAAATGGAAGCGCAGTACGACGAAAGCCACGGATGGGTGCGGTTTGACCCAACCGAAATCGCCGACGAGGCGGTCGATGCGCTGGCGGACGAACCTGAAGACGCGACCTTGCCAGACGCAGAGGTTGAGGCTAATGTATTTCAGCGCCGTCGTGGGCGGCCGCGGTTGAGCAAGAGCGAGTGACATGGCGACGGCTGGCGACATCATCAATGGTTCCCTGCGGCTAATTGGCGTTCTAGCAGAAGGCGAAGTACCTTCCTCCGAAACGGCGCAGGACGCGCTGTTGGCCTTAAATCAG